TCGGCTGAAGTAGAGGATTTGAAAGCGCAGCCCAAATGTAAATGTCAAGGAGATTAAGATGGCAGTAACGAAAACACTTACTTCCGCTGTACCTCACGTTAAGTCGAGCAAGGTGGAAAGGTGGGACTTGGAAATGACTTACGAGAACGACAGTGAAGGCGATTCGACGTACTACACCGGCACGTTTTCTACAAATGTTAATAATGTAGATGATGACGGCGCTACGGTCTTTGCTAAGAAGGCTAAAGGTAGCTGGACTAAATCCGAGCTAGAGGCGCTTTGTCCGACGAGCCATTGGGACGCGGTGTTTGCCAGTCAAGTGGACAGCGTGATTACCAGCCCACCGTCGAATCCTGTGCCAGATACAAGCTACACGATTCCTAGCTAATGGCTGAAGTAACGGTACATAACATGCCTAGTGTTTTTGTCATGGAGACAGAAATGCCTGAAAGCATGGTTAATGACCTAAATGACTACCTTGACGAGTACAGGGAAGACATAAATAAAAAGTCATTGGCCGATACTTTGGTGGGGCAAATAGCTCAGGGTGAGCAACTTCTTATCGACAATGATGATTCCAGAGTTAAAGAATACACAGAGTTTATAACTAGCCTTGGGGCTGATTATGTAAACTTTTTTTGTGAAAATACCGGAACACAGCTTAAATCACCAAAAGCCGTGTCGATTGATGAAACATGGTCAGTTCATAGTTACGAAGGCGACTACAACCCGATACACGACCACGGCACTAAAACAATTATGGGGATATCTACTACGGGCTGGACAAAAGTTCCCCAGCAAATATTAGATCAGCCGACTGCGGGGTCGCCCAATTATTCTCTGTATAACACTTCTGGTGATTGCGACGGCTATATAGCATTTCAGTATGGGAGAAACGAGCTAATGAATACAGATAGGCTCAGACCTCCTCAGTCTTTTGTTATGAAACCAGAGGTAGGAAAACTTTTGGTCTTTCCAAGCTGGCTTCAGCACATGGTTTATCCTTTCAAGGGCGATGGAGAAAGAAGAACTATTGCCTCTAATTTAAATTGTTGGGATACCGACCTAGCGGCGTAGGGAGAATAGTATGTTATATGGTCTAAGAAAATGGTTTAAATCGACCTTCCTTGGTTTTGAAGAAAAAACAGTTCGTTCTAGAAACGACAAAGGTCAATATAGGGCAGACGATAAATCAACACCAAATATAAATGAAGCCTATAAAACAGTCCAAGTTAAAAGAAAGTCAAAAAAATCTAAACGTAAAAAAAGAAAGTAACATGTATGAGTATGCTTGTAAAGTTGACAGGGTTATAGACGGTGATACTTGTGATGTAACGCTTGATCTTGGGTTTAAAATTCTGCATAAATGCAGAGTTCGTTTATATGGAATAGATACTCCCGAGTCAAGAACCAGAAACAAAGATGAAAAGGCAAGGGGATTGTTAGCAAAAGCCTATCTTGTAGATGCCATTGAGTCTTCTAAGCATCATGTTGTAATACAAACAAAGTTAAAGGACTCCAAAGGAAAGTTTGGCAGAGTATTGGGAGATGTTGTTGTCGATGGGGTAAACATAAACACTTCTATGATTAGAAATCATCATGCTGTGGCTTACTTTGGTCAAAGTAAGCAGGAAATCGAAGATGAGCATGAGGTTAACAGGGCTAAATTAATAGAGTTGGGAGTCTTTGTTCCAAATGGCTAAATATTAGATGGAAGTATTCAGCCTAATTACTGAATTAGGTCTACCTATTGCTTCTGGTCTAATTATGGGGTTCTTTATATTTTTAGTGATGAAGCAGTTGATGGATAATCTTGTTGGTGAGATAAAGACAATACAAGGGATATCAAAAATGCTTATCACAAGAGCATCTATTATGAATAATGATATTATTCGTATTGATACTAGCGTATCAAGTGCGCTCAATTTACCGCCAGATTTAGACCGTATAGCAAGAGCAGAAAATTTTGTAGAGGACGGAAAAATAGACGCTCGTAGAGACTAGTGGATATTGTACAGTTAGTTTCTGATTTTGGTTTTCCGGTAGTGATGGTAGTAGGTCTTGGCTATTTTGTTTATTTTGTGTGGCAGACGATAACAAACAAGATAGACCCTGCTGTAGATGATATGAAAACAACGATTATTCGTCTTACAGATCAATTAAGGCTATTAGATCAAGATATGATTAGGCTGAAGGAAAAAGTAAATACTGCTTTAGAGATAAAACAAGATCATGAAAAAAAGAGATAAGATAATTTTAGTGACGTTTGTGCTAATCTCCCAAAACGTCTTCGCTGATCAAATAATACATCAGTTTAAAAATCCAAGTTTTAGTGGCATAGGAACATCATCTCATTACTTAACTATTGATGAACAAGAAAAAACCAGACGGGATGAGATAGTTGAAGACGTAGAGAGCGCACTAAAGGAAGCCGAAAGAGAGGCTGATAACACAACTCTCGCTAAGTTTTTAAGGAATTTAGAGTCTAGAATATATTCTCAGCTTTCTAGAGATATAGCTGAATCCTTGTTTAATTCAGAGTCTGGTGGAACCGGAGGCAGTATAGTATTAGAAGGAAACACCATTACGTTTGTAAATGATGGAGTAAATATCACCCTTACTGTCATTGATTCAGATGGAAATGTGACAGAGATAGTTATTCCTGTAGGTATATTCGGGATATGCACGGAAGACTGTGGAATTTAACATTTGTTGTTTTTATTTTTATAGTTCTAGAAGGATGTGCTTCGTATGCCCCTCTAGGCGCGACAGGTTGTAGCTCTTTATTAGAGTGCACCGAAGAGCCAAAACCATTAAGACCCACTCAGGAAAATCTTCTTAATCTTCCTATCCCAAAACAAAAAGCAGTAGTGGCTGTTTATAATTTTGATGATTTAACTGGTCAGAGAAAAAGCTCACAACAAATGGCTTTGTTCAGCACAGCCGTTACTCAAGGGGCAGATCAGTACTTAATCGATGCCTTGAGGTCTGCTGGTAGTGGAAATTGGTTTGTTGTAGTTGAAAGGGCTGGTCTTGACGCCCTGACAAGAGAAAGGCAATTAATCAGGCAAACCAGACAAACTTATGATGGAGAGGTAGGGAACACGCTGAAACCCTTGCTTTTTGCCGGTCTTTTATTTGAAGGTGGAATTATTCAGTATGATACCAATATAGAGACAGGTGGAAACGGAGCAAGGTATTTAGGAATAGGCTCTAGTAATCAGTGGCGTAAGGATGAGATAACCGTATCTTTGAGGGTTGTTCTTGTACAGACTGGCGAAGTATTATTAAATACAATGGTGAGCAAAACTATTTTAAGTGCTGGTACTAGCAGGGATTTGTTTCGGTTTGTGGAGATGGGCACCGAACTTGTAGAACTTGAGACAGGGCTTTCTCAAAATGAAGCAGTTGGGTACGCAACAAGAGCAGCTATAGAGGAATCTGTTTACCAAATAATAAAAAAGGGACTAGATCAAGAAATATGGGATTTTAATTACTCAGAATTGAAAGAGGAGGAAAGATGAAAAATCTTCTAAAGATCTTATTGATTTTCGTTTCTCCGATAGTGTTTGGAGCAAACAACGACATATACATAACTCAGTCAGGGACCGGGCTAACGCTAACAATCGACCAGATAGGCGATAGCAATGTTGTAGGTACATCTCAAACGAGAGCGACGTTTACTGGCACAAGCATGACTGTAGATGTAGATCAAGTGGGCGACTCAAATACGCTGGCAGCATCGATAGCTCAGGGAAATAGCACCTCGTTTACTGTAACAAGCACTGGCGATAGCAATGCTACTACTCTTGCGCTTGGGGCGACAGGCGATGTTGCTAATACAGATTTCGACTTGACCGAAACTGGAGACTCCAACGTAGTTGTTTTTACTCAGGGGGCAGCAGCAACGGCGACTGCGGGAAATCAGGATATAACCATTACCGGAACATCAAATAATATTAATGCTACTTGTGAAGTGGTTGGATGTATTAATAATTGGACGGTTGATGGCGATTCAAATGATATCGATACAACCCAGACCGGAAATGCCGATCACGAAATTACAGCCTCAATAACTGGAAATACGAACAATATCGATATAGATCAAACGAATAGTACAGGTAGCGTTTCTGGAGTAGTGGTCATAACATCGACTACGAGTAACGCCACTATTGATATAGACCAATGCACCTCTGGCTGTTGATTTGTTTGGTATTTTTTTGTAATTCTGCGTATTCGCAGATAGGCAGAATCTCTGAATTAAGGGGCAATGGAGAGGTTTTACGGGAGAATCAGCAGGCTAGTTTGCCGGCAGAAGCTGAGCTCGGTATCTTGAGCTATGACGATGTGCGCACAGGGAACGGGCGAATCGGCATAGAGTTCCTAGACTCTAGCATTATTCGGCTTACTGAGCATTCTAAAATTGTTATTGATGAATATATCTATGACCCTGACCCCGATAAAGGCAAGCTCGCTCTTAACATGGCTTCAGGGACAGCGAGATTTATTACCGGGGCTTTGGGCAAGATCAATAAATCCCGTGTCTCTATCTCTACCCCAAGTGCCTCAATATTTATTAGAGGCACTGATTTTACGACCACAGTTGATGAGCTAGGACGCTCCTTGGTAATCCTTCTGCCAGACGCTGCTGGAAATTCATCTGGAGAAATTACAGTTGAAACTATGGCAGGCGTCGAGGTACTAAACCAGCCATATCAGGCAACAATGGTAAGCGTTGCCGAAAGCCCACCAACACAAGCCGTGCAATTAACTAACATGTCATTAGCCTTTATAGATAATCTTCTTATCGTAAGTCCTCCAGAAGAAGTTCAACAAGCTATTGATGAGCAAGGCCAAAGTGCAAGTAACGTGCTAGATGTAGACTTTCTTGAGGAAAACGACCTCGACGACGATGACGGACTTTCGGAAGACGAGCTACAAGATGAAATAACGCGGTTAGATGTCGACTTTTTATCTGTAGATTTTTTACAAGACTTGCTTGAAATGATGGAGGAAATTTCCGCAGGGAAAAAAGATCAAGCTGAAGAAGGCGAACTGGATGGAGTTCAGATAGAGGGAATTATTCCGGGATTCGACCAAGATGCACAGATGTACAGCTTTGTAGAAGGAGAGATCCTTGCGTTTTTCCGGCAGGTTGAAAACACTATTGATCTGGAGTTAGACAAGAATAATGCCTATAACCTGCAAATACTTTCTGCAGGAAAGCAGTTAAATATTGTGATTAACGGTGGAGGAGACAGTGAGATCATCATCAATCAGTCTGATTAGTTTTTTACTGATTTCTCAGTTGATATATGCATCAGACAATTCCGTAGAAGTGCGGACCAAGGGTAGTTCGTCATTAATACATATAGACCAGATAGGGACGTCTAATACGGCAAGAGTTTGGTGCGGATTGTCTGAAGGAAACTATACAACGCATAATTGTAATAATGCAGAAATTGATATAGATCAAAATGGTACAAGTAATATTGCAAGAGCGTATAGTCAAGTAACTTTACATACAGGAAACGAATACAAAATAGAACAAACAGGCAATGATAATTTTGGATACATTGATGCCGATGATGATTTAAATGATATGGATGTTGTGCAAAACGGTGACAATAATGACGGAGAAATCTATATGCAGGGAGATGGGAATGTTTATAGTATTTCTCAAGATGGTGATGACAAGGAAGCCGAGATAAGGGCTTTTGGCAATTATTCTGATTTTAGTATAGATCAGTCAGGTAGCGGGGAGCATTACGCCAAAATCTATGCAAGCGGCTATGCGGATAACAATGATGCTTCTATAACGCAAACTGGGAGTGGCGACCATTATATGAGGCTGAATTTCTATACGGATGACTACGATGTGACTGCTAGTCAATCCGGAATTACCAATAAAAGTATTACAGTAAGTTACAACTGCGTCACTAATTGTAATAAAACAGTCACAATATCTCAGAGTGACTAGATATATTCAGCTTGGTGGGTTGCTTATATTATTAAGTATTCCATTTGTATGGAACCTGAGTTTTATAGAGACACTGAAACTAAAGACTTTTGATTCCCTAGTTTCTGAAAAACAAGCTTCTGGATATTTCTCAATACTTTCTATTAATGAGGAAGATATAGAAAGAGAGGGGGGGTATCCTTTTGGCCGGCAAAGACTCGCAGAGATACATAATGAGCTATTAGAGAAGGGAGCTATAGGCGTAGGGTGGGTTCTAGCTTTTCCACAACCTGATAGGTTTGGAGGAGATACAGAATTTGCTAGTGCTTTATCTGGGTCGCCAAGTGTTCTCGCAATGTTTGAGAACGATAACGGAAGCTACCCCGAAACAACAGGCACCGTTATTTTAGGGGAAGATATTGGCGGTATTCTGGCAAGTGGCGTCATACAGAATATAGACCCGCTGAAAGAAAGCTCCAGTCAGGGGATAGCGGTTGCTAGAACTGATATAGATAATTTAGTCAGAAGACTTCCTCTATTGATGAGAACTCCAGATGGATGGGTTCCTGCTTATGGAACTGAGGTTCTAAAAATACTAGCAGGTGCAGATACTTACGTTATAAGGACAAGTGAAAATGGAATAGAAGAAGTCAGGGTCCGGGGGCTTCCTCCGGTATCTGTAGACTCATTGGGTAGAAGATGGATTAGTTATGTAGATACTCCAGAAACAAACTTATACGAAATGGATGTTGCAGATAAGTTTGTTTTTGTAGGGTTTACGGCAAGGGGCATAATGCCTCAAATTGCAGTACCAAACAACAAGCTGCTTGAACCGCACAAAATACAGGCGGCTTTAGCAGAAAGCATTTTGATAGAAAATAGCCCCTATATACCGAATTGGGCGTTGGCGGCAGAAGTATTGATATTTTTTGCCGGCACAATCTTGACAGTTGTTTTGATCAATTCTTTAGGGATAACGCTAGGAATAACATTAACCGGTCTATTGTTTACAGGGGTAGGATATTTAGGACTTGCCTTAATTCAGAGGGGTTTACTGGTAGATGTAACATGGGCTCTGATATCTGAATTCATTATTGCATCTGCCGCCTTCTACCTGAGATTTCGTGAACAGTATAAGCTACGACAGGAAATCAAAAAGCAATTTGAACACTACCTTGATCCAAGGCAGGTTAAAAAGTTACAGAAGAACCCAGAGCTACTAAAGCTCGGAGGCGAAAAGCGACTTGCTACTTACCTATTCACTGATGTAAGAGGGTTTACCTCTATGTCCGAGTCTTTAGACCCGGCGCAAGTTACATATATAATGAATAGAGCCTTGACTGCGCAGCAAAAGGCTGTGCAAAAACACGGCGGCATGGTCGATAAGTATATCGGTGATGCAATGATGGCAATTTTTAATGCACCATTAGACTTAGATAAGCACGCACATGTCGCTATTGAGTGTTCACTAGATATTCTAAAAAATATGTCGGAGCTAAATATAGAACTCGCCCAAAGAAAATTACCGCCAGTGGCTATTGGTATCGGAATCAATACTGGAGAAGCGGTTATCGGGAATATGGGAAGTGAAATGAGATTTGACTATACCGCCATTGGAGATGCAGTAAACATAGCTGCAAGGCTAGAATCTGCAACAAAAGAAGTTGGAGAAGATATACTTATAGGAAAAGATACTAAAAACTATTGTAGTTTTAAGCTAAAATTGTTAGAGCCTATAAAAGTAAAAGGTAAAGAAAAGTCTCTGGAAATCTATACAGTGGAGGAACGATGAAAAATCTATTAAAAAGTATAGTTGGGGCAGTAGCTCCGAGTTTAGGAACTGCTCTAGGTGGCCCATTAGGCGGTATGGCCAGTAAGGTTATATGCGATGTTTTGGGATGTGAAGATAATCCAAAGGCTATTGATAATGCAGTACAGCAGGCAACCCCGGAGCAGTTGTTAGAATTAAAGAAGGCCGAGAAAACTTTTGAACTCCAGATGAAGGAACTAGACGTTGATATTTTCAAGCTTGAAACACTGGATATTCAGGATGCTAGAAGCAAGTTTAGTAAAGATTGGACCGCCAGACTTATCGGTTTGTTTACGGTTGGCGGTTTTATGGGGTATATCTTTTTGGTGACTCTACAGCCGCCTGAACAAAACTCAGAGGCTCTAATAAATCTAGTTTTAGGGTATCTCGGAGGGTTGGCGAGTGCAATCATTTCTTTTTACTTTGGTGCCTCACATTCTGATAATAAGGAAGAATAATGGAAACTTCCGAAGAAGGTAAGGCTCTGATAAAAAAATTTGAAGGCTGTGAGTTAGAAAGCTATCGTTGTAGTGCTGATGTGTCAACTATCGGGTACGGGCATACTAAAGACGTGTCAGATGGGGATGTTTGCACGCAAGAAGAAGCTGATCAGATGTTAACTGAAGATCTAGAAGAGTTCGAAGGCTTTGTGGATAAGTTAGTTACTGTAGATTTAGAGCAAAATCAGTTTGATGCGTTAGTAGCTTGGACATTTAACCTTGGTCCTTCAAATTTAAAGAATTCTACTATGTTAAAAGTCTTGAATCAAGGGGAATATAATAAAGTTCCTAGTGAAATGAAGCGTTGGAACAAAGCAGCCGGTAAAGTATTAGGTGGTTTAGTGAGAAGAAGGGAGGCCGAATCTCTTCTTTTTGAAGGTAAAGATTGGTATAAGGTGTAATTCAATGCCTTTAAATAAATTTATATTTCGCCCCGGAATTAATAGAGAAGGGACAGACTATGATAATGAAGGAGGCTGGTTTGACGGTAATCTTATCCGCTTTAAAAATGGTAGACCTCAAAAAATAGGAGGCTGGGCCAAAGACACACTCGACACCTTTTTAGGAAAAGCGAGAGCTCTTCATGCTTGGGTTTCCCTTGGAGGGACCAAGTATTTAGGTATGGGTACAACTTGGAAGTATTATGTAAAATTAGGATCAAATTTTGATGATGTTACACCTTTACGCAGCACTACCTCTGCGGGGGATGTAACTTTCTCAGCTAGTAATGGTGATGCAACAATTACTGTTACAGATTCAAGTCACGGAGCTGTGGCAAATGATTTTGTGACTTTTAGCGGTGCGGCTACTTTAGGCGGCTTAATTACAGCTGCCGTGTTGAATCAAGAATATCAAATAGCAACCATAGTCAATACAAATAGTTATACCGTAGAGGCAAAAGATACATCTGGAAATACAGTTACCGCTAATAGCAGTGACAGCGGTAACGGTGGCGGTTCTGTTGTGGGGGCTTATCAAATTAATGTTGGTTTGGATGTATTTATTGCGTCTACCGGTTGGGGATCAGGAACTTGGGGCGCGGGTACATGGGGAAGTACTAAAACTCTTTCTGCTAGTAATCAGTTAAGACTTTGGACACATGATCATTTTGGAGAAAATTTGATCATCAATCCTCGTGGTGGAGGGGTTTATAGATGGGTAGAAAATAGTGGTACCTCAGTAAGAGCCGCCGAATTATCTGGGGTAAGTGGTGCAAATCTAGTACCCACAATTGGTCTACAGGTAATTACTTCAGAAAAAGATAGACATCTAATTGTTTTAGGAGCAGATCCTATAGAAGATTCTTCGCGCACCGGTTCAGCTGACCCTATGCTTATAGCGTTTAGTGATCAGGAAAATGAACTTGAATTTGAACCAAAAAGCACTAATACAGCTGGGTCATTACGTTTATCTTCCGGTAGTGAAATTATAGGTGCGGTGAAAGCAAGACAGGAAATTTTAATTTGGACAGACACGGCCCTCTACAGTATGCAATTTATTGGTCCTCCTTATACCTTTGGTATAAATTTGATTAATGAAAATACAGGGCTGATGGCTCCTAAAGCAGCGGTAACTGCTCCAAATGGTGTTTATTGGATGGGGTATAATAATTTCTATTCTTATACAGGAGCCATTAAAAAAGTTCCATGTACAATTTTGAGCTATGTATTTGATAATTTTAATGTTTCTCAAGCCTATAAAGTTCATGCTTTTACCAACTCTCAGTTTGATGAAGTCGGGTGGTTCTATCCTTCCAGTAGTGCTATCGAAATAGACAGATATATTGTCTATAATTATGCAGAAAATGTTTGGTCCTATGGAGAACTAACAAGACATGCTTGGTTGGATGCGGGAGTAGAACCCTACCCAAGAGCAACAACAGATTCCTACCTATATGAACAAGAAACAGGGTACGACGCCGATGGGAGTCCTATGACTAATGTTTATATAGAGTCTAGTGACTTTGATATAGGGGAAGGGGAGCAATTTTCCTTTATTAGTAGAATCATCCCCGATATCAGGTTTTTAGATAACAGTAGCGGAGGACAGGTTAATTTTGTATTGAAGACACGTAATTTCCCGGGAGATAGTTTAGCAACAAACAGCACATCCGTTATAACAAGTACAACACAACAGGCTTATGTAAGGGCAAGAGCACGCCAAGCGGCGGTTCGGTTAGAATCTGACGATGATGATGTAAATGCGAATACATCCACAGGCTGGCGGCTAGGAGCCACTCGTTTAGATATAAAACCTGATGGCAGACGATGAGTAGGCTATTAGTTACACAACTACCCCAAGAGATAGACGGGGTAGTTAGTTCAGACACGTATAATCGTCTAGTAAGAATATTAGAAATAAACTTAGGTGAATTCGACCCAGACAATATACGTCAAATAGAAGACACTGAAAAAGCAAAACTACAGTTTAATCCGGGGAGTTTAGTTTGGAATACAAATAATGAGTCGCTAGAAGTATGGAGTGGGAGTTATTGGTTAACACTTTCTACTCCTCAAAGTGATCATGGGCTTTCTGCAACGGGTTCTGTAGGAGAGGTCTCCGTTAAGTTAGCCGGTGCAACAACCATAACTTTATGATCATAAAGAATATACATCATTGTTCAAATAAACTATTATTTAATCAAGGGACTTAGATAAATTCATGCAAAATACCCAAGGATTACAAAGTCTAGAAGAATTAGCTGATGCTCGCTATGCATTAGCTATGCATGGTCGTTATGGGGACACAACAATAGGACATCTCACTCCGGGAGAGATGGTTCTTCCTCGACCTATAGCGGATGATCCTGTCTTAAAAAGACAGTTGTTTGACGCCTTTGAGAGACACGAGCTCAACCCTAATCAATATCAAGTAGGCCATTTTGAAAATTCAATTAATCCGCTCACAGGTGTGCCGGAGTTTGGTTTTTTCAAAAAGATTGGTAAATTCCTCAAAAAAGTAGCTCCTGAAATCGGTAAGATTGTGGGCTTTATATACGGTGGACCAGGAGGGTCTGCAGCTTTAGGAGCAGCAATCGGTGGTGCTCTTGGGTCAACGGTAAAATATGGAGGAGATATAAAACAAGCCGCGAAACACGCAGCAACTGGTTATATGCTCGGGAGTATGGGTCAGGGGGCTGGTCTTAAGGGCGGTCAATCTGGTCAAGGAATCGGTTCTTTATTTAAATCAGCCGGTGAAGGTGGAATGTGGGGATGGGAAGCAACCCCGGCAGCAGGAGAGGGGGTTGGAGCATTTTTCCAAAATGTAGGGGCAAAAGGTGCCCAGGCCCTCGGAGCTCCTGTGGCAACTACGCCTGCCCCTGGAACTCTTGGGGGGCTTTACGGTGGACCACCTATTAGCGTTGCTCAAGAGATTCCATCAATAGGAGATGCATGGTCTAATTTGTCTGGACCTCAAAAAATGGCCGCATCAATGATGGGTTTAGGAGCTCTTGGCGGTTTTGAAGGTGGGGAAGATACTTCTGAAATGCCTCCCCCCAGCGGAGAACTCGACAATTATCTACAAAGACCACTCACCGCCGCCTCTTTACCCACCCAATACGGCATAGAAGGTGTAGGGGCCGGTGGTCCGGGGTCAATGTTGCCCACAGGAGCAGGGATAGTTGGTGGTGAGATATTAGACCCAGCTACAGCTGCCTTTTTAAGAGAAACCTTAGATGATGAAGAATACAGCGATTTGATGTTCCCTGAATTTAAAAGAACTTATGCTAAGAACGGAGGACCCATCTTAAGCGATGGTGAAACATTAGACCCAGCTACAGCTGCCTTTTTAAGAGAAACCTTAGATGATGAAGAATACAGCGATTTGATGTTCCCTGAGTTTAAAAGAACTCGTGCTAAGCACGGAGGACCCATCTACGAATTAGATCTACGAGGCGGTGGTGCGTCGTATGGTCCCGGTACAGGAACATCAGACGATGTACCGGCCATGTTAAGCGATGGAGAATTTGTGATGACTAAACAGAGCGTAATGGGGATGGGGGATGGTGATCATAAACAAGGAATAGAACATTTATATACCATGATGCAAACCAATGAAAATAAAGCTAAAGGACTGGGGATAGGGAGAGCATAATGGCAACTGAACGTGAATATCTACGGGAAGAACAATTCCCACCAAATTATCTAGCACAATTTTATAGTGGCGCTCCCGGAACAAATGTTCCAGGAATCATGCCTCTATTGAATCAAGAGCTTGTTAACCGAATGATGGGGTTCGGTGTAGAGGGAGCAAATCCATACACTTACTCTGGTGAACGTATAGCAGATTTTGCTCCCGCAGAAAGAGAAGCAATGAGAATGACTGCGGAAGGCATGGGTTCCTATTTACCGTACTTTCAAAGAGGAGAACAATTGACGGAAAGTGGCCTAGGAGCAGTGACTGATGCTTATGGAGATACTCGTAATTTAATAGATCAAGCAGTTCAAGCTGGCGAAATGAGTACCGAAGAAGCAATGGGGTTGCTTAGACAAGCCCCGGGAATAGCTGGACAGGCTACTCAAGCAGGAATGGGACAAATAGACGCATCCGGCAGAGAACTTAGAGGAGCCAGAGATGTAACGGGTGGAGGACTCGGTAGGCTCAGTCAAGCTGCCGGAACCGGTTATGGGGCAACTGGTATGTTTTCTCCCGGCGGTTCTGCGGGGATACTTGGTGGGCCTGGTGGTACTCCTCCTACTGGGGGTTATGGGGGGGTGTCTGATTTTTATAATCCTTATGAAGAACAAGTCGTTCAACAAACTATGGAGGACGTGCGTAAAGGTTTAGCTCAGGGCGATATTGCGCGCAGAGCTGGAGAAATTGGCGCAGGGGCGTTTGGCGGTTCTAGGAGCCGGTTAGCCGGACAGGAACTCGCAGAAGCCGCAGCTAGAGGTGCCACCCAACAAGTTGGCGCTATACGGGCGGGGGGTTATCAAGACGCAGCACGCAGAGCACAAGCAGCATTTGAATCACAACAAGCACGTCAAGCAAATCAAGCAAACCTACTGGCGGGGCTTGGTGCTCAACAATCTGATATCGGTGCTAGGCTAGGTACAATAGCTGGTCAAAGAGCGGGTATGGGAACTCAAATTGCTGGTCTCGGTAGTAATTTAGCCGGGATGTACGGCACTACTGCTGGAGGAATAGGTAGTCTTGGCGGTAATTTAGCCAATATTTATGGCGGGGCGGCAGGAGATGTCTTTGGAGCTGGGGCTCAGTTAGGACAACTTGGCATGGGGGCAGGACAACAGATGTCCGGGCTTGGTTATGGCGCTAGTCAGCTATTGGGAACGGATATTAATAGAATGATGGGTATAGGCGGTATGCAACGTGGAATGGACCAACGTGGATTAGACTTAGGTTACGGTAATTTCGTAGGTCAGTATAATCTACCGATGCAAACGCTCGGGCAGGTAGGCGATATGGCTACGGGTTGGTCTCCGGCGATGGGTGGTACAACTTTACAGCAGAAGACCACAGGACAGCAAACTAATCCACTTATGCAAGCGGCAGGAACAGCACTCACAGCATACGGAGCATTTAATAATCCAAGTGGCAGCACAGCCACGGGCGGGGTACACCAGGGACCGCCGACAAATTTGCAGCTTAACCCACAGGCGGGAGGCACTGCAGGCTTATCCCCGCCGAATCCGTATTTAACAAGTCAACAGCGCGGGCGCGGTATGGGCATGGGAGTAAGATAAATGGCACTTCCCTACCCTGACCCCGGAATGGTGACTATTACTGGTGACCCTAATAATCCGTTTGGTGGACAAATTACCAGTCAAAATATGAATACGGCTCACCCTAATGAAACACCAGAACAGGCAATTATGAGGCTTCATCAGGGGGGATTAGCGGTACATGAAATAGCTGAACTCACAGGTTTTCCTCAAGATCAGGTGGCGATGCAAGTTGCTCTTGGGACCGGGGACCGTGGTTCTTTTTTGCCGGGAGGACAATTTGGTCAAGAACCGCCACCTACTGATGTGCCATCTATTGATGGCGGTATAGAGTCTCTTCTTCCTGCTCCTACTGACGCTGCCGCTCCTGATTTTGTAGATCTAGGTACTACCGCGGCTGATATAGCTGCAAATGTAAGAGGCGGTCTTGCAGAACCCAAAGAATATTTAACTGAATTGCAACTCCACGAAGCTATAACAAACCTCGGCGCTGATAGAACTGAAGCCGAAAACCAGGTATTAGATAACGACCCTAATAACCTCGGTCTAAAAGTTTCGGCCGCTAATCTTGCTGGCGCTATTGCACGAGGAGCAGGGGATAAAGATGCAATAGACACTCTAAGAACAGCAGGCGAAATAGATCAAGAATTTGACCTAGATAATACAGATGATGTAAAGAGTCGATTAGAAGTATATAAAAGAGCAGCAGAAATATTCTATGACACAGATGATTTAAAAGAATTAATTCCCCAGCCCGATAAATCACTTCCATTTATGATTGCTGGCGCTGCCTTGATTCAAGCGGGTAACGAAGGAGATACATGGGGAGAAGCCTTGTCTAATGCATTTTTACAATATACCATGTCTTCTAAAAAAGAAGAACAAGACTATGAAAAACAAATACTCGGTCTTGAAATAGGAAAGAAAAAAGCAGCTCAAGAGTTGGCAACTCAAATGTTTCTAGGAGACCGTGAACAACAACAAGCGTTCGCTAACTCGATGTTAAAAGCAAATGCCAAATTTTATAAAGTAAAAGGACAAAATCTTCCAGTACCCTTTACCGATGCAGAACTACTTGCAATTAGGAACATGGGCCCGGGGCCGGGTGTACCTGTCATACTTGACGAGTGGAACGCGGAGAGGCACGGAGTCCTAAAGAATTTCACAGTAACTGATGCCGCTGGTAACATGATGGTTCAAGGACTCACCGACACCGAAGCTCTAAAGCAAAGAGATTCAGGGCTGTGGGAAAATGTAACAGTAGGAGACAGAACCGGCGATTTGAAGCTCTATAACATAAACGGCGTTAATAAAATGATTTTGCCAGAAGACGCTCAAAGACTTCAAAGGGACGGTAAAGAAGTATTCGCCGCAACTCCAAACAATACAATGAAAGCCCTCGATACGACGACCAACAGAAATGTATTTGTATCTCGCTCAGCCGTTGATGCAGATAGGGCTGCAGGAACTGGTAGGTATGTGCCTGTGGAAGAAATGATAGGCTATGCTACGGATATTAACGGTAATCCAATGATTGGTCCCGCTAGTCAGGTATTTGGTGCTGTGGGTGTAAGAGGAGCCCAAAGAGAAATAGGAAGATTCCAAGAATTATACACAAACGCTAATTTTAATAGAAATAGAGTTCTTACCACAATAGATGAGATACGATCTGCTGTGGGAGCGGCCAGAAGTGAGAGTGGTACATTATTGTGGGGTACTGGTGGGCAAGCTGGCTTAGTTGGTAGAAGAATTATTAATGAAGTTAACCAGCTTAGCAAAGTTTTTTCTGACCCAACAAAACAATGGAATTTTTATATAAGTAACAAAGAAGATGGACTATATGATCCCCAAACAGATAGGACTCTTTCCTATGACTCCTTTCAAAAGAAATATGGGGACCGTTTTTCTGAGTCGAATCTTGGTAAATTTTTACTTGATACAGGATTAAGAAGAGTAGAGGTTAATAACTTAATTTTTCAACTTGCTTTAACTAGCGCCATGCTAGAAGGGCAAAAGGGACGGGATATTTCCGACAAGGATATTGAACGATTCTTAACTAGGGCAGGTGCCAACGCTACTTCAGAAGACGAACTACTGGTTTTACTCGATAATCTTGAATTTAACGCCATAGACTATGTTGATAAACTAGCGGATAATCAAGTCAGGCTTAGTCCAACAATGATGCCAAATCCAGACGGCGACGGTAGCGTCCGTGCTTTAGAATATCGGTTTCGAGGCATAATAGATGCGGATAACGACTATGTCCCCACACAAGGTAAAGAAACCATAGGTGAAAGAAGGCGAAGATTAGAAACTAGAAGACAACTGCCAGGCACAGTGGGGGGTGTATCTCCAAGTGTTGCGGTAGATGGACCTACACTTGAACCGCGTCCTCTCGATGACAAGTTATCAGGAGATGGGAATAGAACTTTTCTTCAAACCTATCAGTATTTAAAGAGTCTCGACAGACGCGCCCGAGATGAACACACACAACGGCTTTTGGAGGACTTGACAAATGAGCAGTTTAACGCTTTAGACAAGTACATTTATGACCGCGGCGGTTTATAATAATGTCAAATGGCAATGAAGATATAGTAGATCTTACATCAATACTTGATGAGATAGCAGCTGAAAGGCTAAGACAAGCTGGTAGAGATCAAGCGCAACAAACGCAACAACAAACAGCAGAACAAGAAAGACTCTCCAAACTTGGGGAATTTGGCTATACTGAACGTCCTCCTACTCCTGGTCAACACTGGGTTGCCCCTCTTGCAGACTATATGTCGAATAGGGCTGCAGAAGAAGCTGCAATTGAAAAAGGAATATTAGCGAACGATCCATTTTTTGTAGAAAATTATTTACCAACAGCTCGCCCCGAAGTTAAATCTAAATACACAGGGGTGGATTTTACAGGTGGCGCAGGTAATGATGCCAATAAAATAATTTCTCAGTTACCTACAGAGGTTGCAGAGGATCCATACTGGGCACAAAGGGTTATACAAACACTTTATGCCGAAGAGTATGATATACCGCGTACTTATGATTATAGGGTCAGATACGATCCACATGTTGACAAGTTAATCTTTAACGATCCATTAAACAATAATAAACCCACTATTATAAATCCTCCGGGAATGCAATGGGCTGATTTTGCAGCTCTTGCTGAGCCTATCTCTGCTGAAGTAGCAGGTGCTGTAGCTGGGGGTGCTCTAGGCAGTTTAACAGGTACTGTAATAGGAACTGGGGGTGGTGTTTTAGTGGGAGAAACTGTAGGAACTTTAGTCTGGAGACTAATGAATTTACAAGGGCTAAAAGATCGAGGTTTCCTCCCACCGGGATATAATATAGTGGATGAAGCCGTGGATGAAGCAGTTAATACCGCAGCGTGGGGTTTAGGGGCCATCCCCCTATTTAAAGTAGCAAAATGGGCATTTAGAATTAGCAGCCCAGGAAAAGCATTTCCAGTAGATGAAGATGAATTTGTAGCAGCATATGAAAAGGCACGAGTCAACAACCCACAAGCTACCACCGTGAGACCATTAGGATCAACAGATCCTAGTGAAATACAGACAGTACAACCGCCAAGAGGAGCATCAGATTTTAATGCCCAGCAGGAAGTAGCTGAAGATGTTGCTGCCGTGCAGGGAGGACAGTTATTAGATCAAACTGTCCCTCAAGTTATGCTGGGGGCCGCGGACTCGGGTGTACCGATTAAAAAAACTGATGCAGTAGGACTTGAGCAATACTTACGTTCAGAAGCTGGCACAGACTCACCAGCTGGGGAGTATCTTAGACAATTATTTGCTAGACAAGAAAAAGGAAAAACAGCAGCCGTAAGATCTATATATGAAAGAGAAGGTATACCACCAAGTTTAGCAGCGGCAGAAGCCGGTCCCGGTGCTAGAGCAGCCAGAGGAATGGACTTTAGTGAAGCTGCAAGACAAGCCTTAGAAACTAATCCTAGAATGCAACAGGCTGAAAAAGCACTTACAGATTTAGCAAATTCGTCAGACGCTATTTTTAGAGAACTTGGAGAAGGAGGTGTTTCTGCTGCAACCGCAGGCCAAAGTATAAGGACGACATGGAAACTCGCAAGTAATAGGGCATCTCAAGCCGTAGATACTGCCTACGATGACATCGCAAAAAAATCAGGTTTTGGCGATAGAAGACTCAAGCCCTATAATTACAGCACCTTAGAAAACCCTGTAAAAAGCATAGCTAAAATTATCAGGGAGCAAGGCCTCCCTGATTCAACAGAAGCCAATAGACTTCAGGGAATTTTAGAGTCTATTTCTCAAGGTAACATGAAATCTCACGAAGTTTTTACAAGAGATTTAAGTAGATTAAGATCAATCATAAACGAACAACGGGCTCGAGGTAGAAACACAGACGACTTGGTAAAAATACGAGATAGCATGCTAACTATCCGCAGAAACGCACTAGAACAAAGAGGTCACCCAGGAGCAGCGGCTGAATTTGAAGCGGCTGAAACCTTATATAGAGAATTCCAAGAAAACTATAAGAATCGCTTAGTGAAAAATATGCTGGCTCTTCAAAGCGTCAGTGCGGACAAGTATGTTCAGGGAGATAGACAAGCGTATGAAGGATTTGTTGATTTCTTACGATCCAACATAACTAGAAATTCCGACGGTACGTTAAACTCACCTGAGTTTATTGATAGTGTTCTATTAGATCCAGAAAATACAACTGGGCTACTAGGTCTGAGGGCAGGTCTACGCAATGAATTTATGAATAAAGTTGTTACTGAACAAGGTGGAGTATTAAAGCCTAGATCAGTGCAGGCTTACAAAAACTTTATGGATAAAAACGGCGATGTTATTCGAAAATTCTTTACAGAAGATGAAATAGCCCAGTTTGATAGTGCCGAAGCCTTCATTAAATCCTATAAGCAAAATGAAATAGCTTTAACAAAAACTAGAGATGCACTAGCTAGATCTACTACCTTAACAAATATCGTAGATCTAAAAGAAAAAGAAAAAGTTTTCAACCTAACTTGGGGACCAGGAAAAATAACCTCCACCAGAGAATTATTTGAAGCAGTCTCTGATTCTAATAATCAAGAACTCATAGACTCTTATAAAGCCTATATCTTTCGAGATATGATGGAGAAAACACAATCAAAGGGCGCATTAAATGAAGCTACATTTAATGGAGGGAAGATAGAACAATATTTAGATGATCATGGCGATGCCATGGAAATTTGGTTCGGTACAAAATTTAGAAGCCAATTATCTAATATAGCTGCAAAGATAAAACCCTATGATGATCTAGGCCCAGCTCAACTTTCTAAAGAAGATCAGTTTATACTAAGAAGTTTAACCTCTTTGGCAAGAGCTTACGTTGGTATATTTACAACTCCCGGTCGTGTAATGACTGCTGTTAAAACTATTTATGGTGGTAACGCATCAAGAAGACAATTAGAACTTTTATCAGATCCAGATAAATTATACAATGTTATTATGCAAGATAAGTGGCAAAAAAATCCAGTTACAAGAGCAGTAGTAAGAGAAATAGGAAGGATATTTTATAGAGAAGAGGTTGATACCCCCCGAGAAAAAGAAGCGGGACGAGAGTACACAGGTACTGAACCAGAACAAACTCTCCACATGGGTATTCCGGGATGGCAAGAACGTCAGTTTGATGAAGACTTAGGTGGTCTCAATAGAACTTTTAGATATGGTGGTCATGTGGTTAAGAATCTAGGTATGCCGCTAAAATATAGGATGGATGGATAAATGGCTTTATATACTGGAAGAAATCCTTCGCTGCCGCCACCGCGACCAATTCAAGTCCCCCCAAATAAAAGACCCCCTAGACCTAGCCCTAGTCCTCTGGGAGATCATTTAGCAAGGATGTATGACCGTGCTCCGGGGATAGCTTCTTTAGTTAATCCCCCAAGAACAGACCCCGGTGGGCAAGCCGATAGAGAAAAATTAATGGAGATGCAAAGGGAGACTTACCGAAGGTTCTTATCTCCACCTTCAGACGACGGTGGTGGCGGTGGCGTCGGGGCTAACCCACGTCCACCTTCATATCCAGTATATCCAGCATCGACGACTCCACGTCAAGAAACGCTAAATGATTATACGGTAGTAGCCCAGGCACATGGTCTACCTGAATCTGCTTATATATCAGAACATAATGATTTCTCTGATAGAGACTTTATTGACTCAATCTCTGGAGATAGGGATTATATTGACTCGCTTTTAGATCAGGAGAAACACTTCATTTTTAAGGATGATCTTGGACCCGGACCACCGGCTGCCGGCGGTTTTGGGATAGAGGGAATTCCCCTTAGATGGGCTCCTCCTTCTTTATTAGAAGCCGGAGAGGAGACAGTAGCTCCTCCTGCATTTGATCCGAGTGGTCTTCAAGCGAGGTTAGATGCTCTAGAGAATAGAGAAATTCCAGGATTTGATCCGAGTGGTCTTCAAAGGCGGTTAGGTGCTCTAGAGAATAGAGGTGGATTTGATCCGAGTGGTCTTCAAGGGCGGCTAGGTGCTCTAGAGAATAGAGGTGGATTTGACCCGAGTGCTCTTCAAAGGCGGCTAGGTGCTCTAGAGAATAGAAAAATTCCAGGGTTTGATCCGAGTGATCTTCAAGGGCGGCTAGGTGCTCTAGAGAATAGAGAAATTCCTACGTTTGATCCGAGTGGTCTTCAAAGGCGGCTAGGTGCTCTAGAGAATAGAAAAATTCCAGGGTTTGATCCGAGTGATCTTCAAGCGAGGTTGGGTGCTCTAGAGAATAGAAAAATTCCAGGATTTGACCCAACTAATTTACAACAACAAATTGAAGAACTTCGAGGGGCATTAGGTAGACAATCAATGCCTGCAGCGAGTGCTGCAAGAACAAGAAGAAATCTAGGTGGTCTTGTCGGCATCCTACCAACTTAAACCAACCAATTTTTCCATTTTTCTTCACCAAGCACTGTTTGAGCAATATTTTGTTTCATTCTTAGTGCCTTAACTATTTTTTCGTCTACTGTGCGTTCACAAACAATATCAATATAGGTGACTTTATTGGTTTGACCAATACGGTGCGCCCGATCCTCAGACTGAAGCCGCTTTTCTAGATCATAGTTATTAGAATAATAGATAACAGTATTAGCAGCAGTTAGAGTGATACCATACCCGCCGGTCTGTGTATTACCAACAAAAAATCGTAGCGGGCTGTCCGGGTCTTGAAATTTATTAATCACTTCTTCTCTACGGTCTTGTGGCACATCTCCATAGTAAGTACCTATTGACTCTTCTCCGTAAAGTTTAGCTAGTTCCTTTTCTATTTTTTGAATATCGTGCCTATAGTTGGCCCAGATAATTACCTTACCATCAGTTTCTTCCAGTATTTCCAGGAGCTCCGGTAATCTTTGATTAGGTATTTCAGTAATGTTACCGTTGTCAAGTTTTACAAAACCACAAGAAACTTGATGTAATCTAATTATCTGAGTAATTAGATGTGTTATAGTCACTGTCCCCTGACTAAGAGAAGCCTTCGCTTGTTTTTGTAGTTCTTTATAGATACGTCTTTGTTCATCTGTTGTTTGAATACTTCTTTTCAGGTAGATTTTATCAGGAAGATCTAAACAGTCCTTTTTCAGTACTCTACTACTAAATTCAAGGAGACTCTCGTTTAATTCTGTCAGGTTTTTGTACCCTAGTACCTGCTTATACGTCCTACCGTTAGCAGAACGGGCGGCTAGATTAGCATATCTCGCTCTAAACGAGTAGTAACTACTAAAGCCCAATAAACTAGGATCTAAGAAATATGCCTGACTATATAAGTCAAGAGGACTCTTAGTTACCGGACTACCGGTCAGTATTCTTTTGTAGTAGGCGTATTTCCCTAAACGAACAGCGTTAATTGTTCTTTTTGCTTTATGATTCTTTATGGTTGTACTTTCATCTATTATGAACATAGATTTTCTTTTGAATAAAAAATCAGTCACAAACTGAGTACCCTTTTTTGTACTCAGTGCTTCTATGTTCATTATAAGAATATTGAGCCTTTCGGGTTCTTCTGACAAACTGGATAACAGTTTCTTGTTTTTCTTTGTACTAGAATTAGACCACTTTACAACATGGTAATTGGTTTCTTCTGGGGTGTGCCTTGGTATCTCTTTACTGTACCATGTGTCATAGACTCCCTTAGGGGCAAGTATGACAACCCCGTTTAGTTTTTCTTGTCTATACAGATAAATAAAATTATCAATTACAACCTTAGACTTACCGCACCCCATTTCCATAAAGAGAGCAAACTCTTTTCTTTCACAAGAAGTGTTCAAGGCGTCTAGTTGGTGCTGGTAAGGTTTTGTTTTGAATAAAAAGTTCATCAGGTTTCTTTTTTATAAGTCCTTTCTAAATAGGCTTTACCGTAGTATCGTATAGAAAAGGTTAAGAATATATACATGTTTTAGCATAATTACCACTAAACCGCTAATACCCCGATAATACTTTTGTCAATAATTCCATAGGTACTTAATTTATAAAGAATTTTAGCTAGCACCCTATTAGCTTATTGACTATTATCATTTTTTTACCACGGATGCTTTTATCCAAATAAAATTACCCTATAATAAATAGGTATAAGTTTCGTTTACCCCAATAAGTAAGAGACAAGAATTGTGTCAAAATCGACAGTTTATATTGTACAAAAACCCGACGAAAAGAAAAACATCACTTCTGCACTTGATTATGGAGAATTCCAGTTTCTCCTGAGTGAATCAACTAACAACACACTGTTGTGGACTCCACAAGAAGTAGTCTCTACGCTTCAAACAAAATTAAGAAATTTTAACGACAACGATTACCTATTACCAATAGGTGATCCTGTGGTTATTGGAATGAGTACTGCTATTGCAGCAGACTATAACGATGGCCGAGTTAGGTTTCTTAAATGGGACAACCGGGAGTATAAGTATCATTCAATTGAGGTGCAGTTATGGGAATAGTGGATAAAATGGAGAGTGATGTTACACAAGACATCACAGCTGATGATTTAAAAAATATAAGTGAACTGGGTCATCAGTTAACAGAATTAGAAGAAAAAATTCAGCTTGAAGAAGAACATTTAAAGTCATTGAAAAGTGACTATCGAAAGATTAGTGAAGATTTACTTCCAAATAAGCTACGAGAACTTGGTGTGTCCTCATTCGAATTGACAGACGGTTCAAGTATGTCAATACAGCAGTATTATTCTGCAAGGATTACCCCCGATAACCGTGATGTCTGTTTCCATTGGTTAGAGAATAATGGTCTGGGGGACATTATAAAGAATACTGTATCAGCTAACTTCGGCAGAGGTGAAGATGAATCAGCATCCAAACTCATGACACAGCTAGAAAGTGAAGGCCACTCACTGGTCCAAAAAAAGTGGGTGGAACCTATGACTCTTAAAGCTGTGGTCAGAGAGCAGGTTGAAAAGGGGAGCGACCTACCCCTCGAAACCTTTAATGTATATATAGGTCAAAAGATAAAGGTGAAAAAATGACAGAAGCAAATGAAAAAGTAACTCAGAAAAAAGTAACAAGTAAGCAGGACTCACTCCCCGCACCTATCTCTATATTTGAAGAGGATGCGTCCGGTGGACTAGAAAATATCACCCCCGAGGACCTCACCATTCCCCGTCTTAAGATACTTCAGGCGTTGAGCCCAGAAGTAAATAAGATAGACGGTAAGTATGTCCAGGGAGCGGCAGCTGGGGATATATTCAACACAGTAACTAGCCATTTTTACTCAGAAAGTGATCAATGTATAGTTATACCGGTAGCTTATAAGCGTATGTTTTTAGAATGGCAACCCCGTGAAAGTGGTGGTGGCTTAGTTAACCAACATACAGATGCTGCTATTCTGTCTCAAACTTCAAAGAACGAGAAGGGTGCAGATATTTTAGCAAACGGTAACTATATCCAAACTTCTGCTACCCATTATTGTCTGGTGGTGGAGGGGGATTCTTTTCAGCAGGTGATGATACCGATGGCCGGTACGCAATTAAAGAAATCTCGTACTTGGAATTCGGTAATGATGGGGCTTAAAGTTAAATCGAGTAACGGAAATGTTTTTACTCCCCCATCGTACAGTCATAAATATGCTCTCTCAACTGTAGCAGAGTCTAACGATCTTGGTACATGGTTCGGTTGGAGTATTGAGATAGCAGGGACGCTTGAAGAGGGAGAAATGTTTCTATATGATGCGGCAAAATATTTTGCAAATAATATAAGTAATGAAGGAGGTTCTTTAGCCAGCTCTACGACCTCCGAAGCTGCATTTTAGTTGAAGTTTTAAAACAGGGGTGGGTGATCCCACCCCTGTAGGACTGCGGTTGTTGGAAATAGCGCAAAAATTACACAGCATTTTTCATGGCTCAGGTAGAGCGCACGGTAGTTTTATAGTGGAGAATACTTCACTAGGTCAGAAAGCACAAGGGAAAGCAAAAACAATCAAAACCATTGGTGCTAGTATCAAACACTGGCGAGACCACATAGACGGTAAAGAAGGTCTAGGGGTCATTCCGATAGACGAAGAAAATGCGGTTAAGTGGGGAGCCATTGATATTGATGTCTATTCCCTTAACTTAGAGAAACTAGTTTTAAAGATAGAAGAATTTAAATTACCTTTAGTTGTTTGTCGTAGTAAAAGCGGCGGTGCCCATGTCTTTTGTTTTCTAAAAGAAAAAGTACCTGCAGCAGACATGCAAGATAAACTAAGAGAAATTTCTGCGGGGTTAGGCTACGGTGGGGTGGAGATATTTCCTAAACAAAGAGAAATTTTAGTAGAGCGTGGCGACATCGGTAGTTGGTTAAACATGCCCTATTTCGAGGGAGATGAGTCATTACGCTACGGTTTTAATCCAAAAGGTAAGGCGCTCTCTTTAACAAACTTTATAGCTTTTGTTGAAGAACGCTGTATAACTCATAAAGAGTTAATAGAATTAGAAATCCCAACGCTCGAAGACATGAAGGATGGACCGCCTTGCTTACAGGTTTTACTCAAGCAAGGGTTTCCTAAAGGTACAAGAAACAACGGTCTTTTTAATGTAGGGGTATTCCTTAAGAAATCTGACCCAGAAAATTGGCAAACCGAAATAGAAGAATACAATCGTAAGTATGTTTACCCTCCCTTACCCGCTCAAGAAGTTTTAACCTTAATCGGTACACTCAAGAAAAAAGAATACAACTATAAGTGTAGTGATGAACCAATCAAATCCTACTGTAATATCTCTAGGTGTCGGGGGTGTAAGTTTGGTATTGGTGGGGGGAATGCAACCCCCACCTTTTCTAGTTTATCTAAGCTAGACACTAAACCCCCTCTCTGGTTTTTATCTATTAACGATAAACGATTGGAGTTAACCACCGAGCAATTACAAAACCAACTAAAGTTCCAACGGGCTTGTATGGAATTACTTAATATGATGCCCCCAAAAATACAAGAGAGGGCTTGGCAATCTTTAATACAAAGCCTGATGGACAGTGGGATGGAGATTATTGAGGTAAGTGAAGACGTAACTATAGAAGGCCAGTTTATGGAATTACTTGAGTCATTTTGCACAGACATGGCTCAAGCAAATACAAGAGATGAGATATTATTGGGCAAACCCTACACAGAAGACGGTAAAACTTACTTTAGAATCAAAGACTTAAAAGATTATCTAGCTAAACATAGATTTACCGACATGCAGGTTAATCAGATAGCTTCTAAATTAAGAGACTTAAAAGCTGGGCACAAGTTTTTCAACATAAAGGGCAGGGGAACTAATGTCTGGTATATTGATGAGTTTAATTACTCTGATGAAGAAAAACTTGACACCCTTGATTTTGAAGGAAGCAATATTTAATGTGGAACATTGTGCTTGGTCCACCTGGGACTGGTAAAACTACTTATTTATTAAACAAAGTAGAACAGTTTCTAGAATCAGGTATAAGGCCAGAAAAACTAGGTTATGTTGCTTTTACTAAGAAAGCAGCAAACGAAGCACTAACAAGAGCAATAGCAAAGTTTGGTCACGACCCTGAAAAACTTATTTATTTCAGGACGCTTCATTCCTTATGCTATTATTGGCTAGGGCTTAAAAGAAGTGACGTCTTAACTAGAGGTAATTTGAGAGACTTCAGTAAAACGATTGGGGAAAGAATTGGTAGTGCCTGGGATGGTGAGAATCTAATGTCTCTTAATACTAAAGGAGACACTATGTTATTCTTAGAAAATATGGCACGTAATCGGTGCGTAGGTTTTAGAGAACATTGGAATAATGCAGATTCAAATATATCGTGGTTACATTTTGACTGGTTTATCAATAACTATTCAAAGTTTAAACAGAATAACTTTTTAGTAGACTATACGGACATGTTAGAAATGTTTCTTGAGTCAAAAGGTTCCCCCCACTTAGATATATTAATAGTGGACGAGGCCCAAGATCTTTCTACTCTACAGTGGCGTTGTGTAGAAAAACTAGCTGAAAATGTAAAGGAAATTTATATCGCAGGAGATGACGATCAAGCAATTTACCGTTGGGCTGGTGCAGATGTAGAGCATTTTATAGACCTAAAGGGTAAAACCACCTACCTGAAGCAATCTTATCGCGTACCTAGGAAAGTACACGATGTAGCACTAGGGGTAGTCAAGCGTATAAGTAATAGAAAGGAAAAAGTTTGGGAACCTAAAACAGAAGAAGGTTCGGTTAATTACCACACTAATTTTGAGCATGTGGATATCACAAAAGGAGAGTGGTTATTTTTAGCAAGGAACAATTATCTATTAAACGCAGTAGAAGAATACTTAAAGATTAATGGTCGGGTGTATCAGAGGAGTAATAAATCTTCTGTTTCTGAAAATTTAATTGCCTCCATTAAAGACTGGGAAAACTTACGCAAAGGGGCGTCCATCGAGGCTGCAAAGGTACGAAAAATATATAGGTACATGAAGGCCGGGAAAGGGGTTAAAAGGGGCTATAAGACGCTTAAAACGGTCAGAGACGACCTTAATTTATCCCTTACCGAGTTAAAAGCGGACCATGGGCTATTAGTTGATTGTATCTGGCATGAATGTTTTGATTTAATTGGTAATACTCAAAGGGAATATGTTATATCTTGCCTAAGACATGGAGAAAAATTACTCTCTTCTAAAATACGGTTGAATACTATACACGCCTCAAAAGGAGGAGAGTGTGAGAACGTGGTTTTATTAACTGACCTAGCAAATAAAACATGGGAAGAACTCTACTATAATCCAAATAATGAATGTCGAGCGTTTTATGTTGGTATTACTCGAACTATAGATAATCTACACATAATACGGGGCAAAACTCGTAAAGAGTTTTTATTTATATGATCAACTTTTTAAAGGGAAAATTAAAAGGGTACGACCCGGCCATAAAGAATTGGGACGAACCAACCACACGTGAGTTTAACGGTGAAAAGGTTGAAGGGCGACCAACAAAAGGGTACGGAACAAAAACCTTTGTTTACGCAGGAAAAACCTACAAACCTACAAAATGGACCCCTTCTATTTTACAGGTAAAAATGGCCACTGAATCGCTAGTCTCTAAAGAATTAGATAGGATTGTCAGGTTTAATTTTTGTTTGTGTGGGCTTTATAAAACGGGGCAAATAAGTATCCCTCATCATTCAGACACAGTACCCACATTAGAAGATTTAGTAGTGGGAGTATCTTTTGGTGCTTCGAGAATATTGGAATGGAATCAATACTATTATCAAATAAAAAGGGAAAGTAATACCAGCAAAATCAATATCCTCCATGAAGATAACTATCTAGGAACACAACAATATCTATTAGAAGATGGAGATGTATACATCTTTGATGGAAATTCTCAAATGACCAGTACTCATGCAATACCGATTATGGAAGATGTGGGGGAGAGAATTAGTCTCACATTCAGAACAGGATTGTGAGAAAATTTTTAGCAAGATTCCTATACTTCCATTTTACTTGTAAAGTAAAATAGAAAGGTAACTCCATTCAAATTAGATTCAAATATACGCTTGCTATTAGCTTTGTCCTCTATTTAATAAAAAGTAAAGGTGTACAACAACAATGACTTCAGACATAGAAGCAGCGGAGCATCGTTTCTTTCGCTATATAAACGAAAGACATAGGATTTATCTAAAACGTCAGGAGGGAGAACCTTTTCCATGGACTGAGGATAAGATACTTCAAACCTACAGTTTCTGTAATGTATTCAGGGAGTTAGACAAGGTCACTATTTGGATACGAAAAAATTGGAGGGAACCCTACGCCGATCATCCAAATTTGCCTTTTGCCATGTCCATGGCTCGCCAAATAAATTGGCCAGATACCCTAGAAGAAATAGGCTTCCCTTATTACTGGAACCCTGAAAGAACTAAAGAAATTATGCAAGCTAGAATGGACAGAGGAGAAAAAGTTTACACAGGAGCGTATATGTTAACCGGTACTTTAGGAGGGACTAAAGTACAACAAACTGTAGATAAAATTCTCACCCCTGTGTATCATAACCCTCCTGAAATAATACCGCACTCCCTTAAAGAAACTTGGAAAAATTATCTCCCCTATGCTGGTTTCAGCGGGTTTATGTCCTATGAAGTCGTTACCGATTTACGTCACACCCGACACCTAGAAAATGCTGAAGACATTATGACTTGGGCTAACGCTGGTCCAGGAGCAAAACGAGGGTTAAATAGAATACACGGTAGATCTCTTAAGCAAGCTATTAAAGAAGATCAACTTACCCAAGAAATGAAAAGTTTACTCACTAACTTTAACCAGAATATTCTATTCCTTCTCGATAAAGAACTGGAGATGAGAGAAATAGAGCATTGTCTTTGTGAATTTGATAAGTACGAAAGAGTTCGTTTAGGGGAAGGCAGACCTAGATCAAAATATAAATATGCAGGGGAAAAATAAATGCCGGCAGACTTTACCCATATTCAGGAATTGGCAGACGGAGACGTAACTAAACTAAGAGAGGCAGAAAAAAGTTACGGGGACAGTTGGCGAATGCGAGGCGGGGTAGGGGCTATGATGATGCTAGCACGTAAGTGGGACAGAATAGAAAAGCAAGTCAAGGATACCGGCTATGATATTTTTCAGGCTATAGACATAGATCAATCTGATTCTGGAATTTTAGATGATATCAGAGACTTAAGAAGATATTTATTGCTTGTAGAATCTTACACCGGTACACGTTGGAGTAATACTAGAGAGGAAAAGTAAAAATGTCAGTAGAAATAACAAAAGAAGATCAGGATAAATACAATATAGTTCTCGAAGCCATAAGGGAAAGCGGTGCAATGAATATGTTTGGTGCCCCACGATGGCTTGAGGAAGAGTACGGTTTATCGCGTGTTGAAGCTAGACAAATCTTTAAGAATTGGACCGCCACATATGATTAGACTGGAGAAAGTATGAAAATATATATTCCCACAAGGGGAAGACCCTATAATCAGGAAACTTTAAGGTGGTTTCCTAAAGAAATGCAGAGAGACGGATCAGTTGTATTAGTAATAGATGAAGATGAAAAAGATAAATACCACAACTACCCAGACACACCTAGAATGGTTGTACCTAGTGATTGCATAGGTATTGGTCCAAAACGTAAATATATAGTAGAAAATGTAGAAGACCCTCGTATAGTTATGTTGGATGATGACTTACGGTTCTATATTCGTAAAAGTCCTATTGATTGGCACCTTCGATATCTTCAATCGAGCGAATATCCTGCTCTATTCGGCTTGCTAGATGAGTGGATGGATCAGGGTTATGCTCATGTTGGTATAAGCGCAAGAGAAGGTAACAACCATGTAAAAAACTTATCGGTAGAAAATACTCGGTATATGCGTGTGTTGGGATATAACCTAGAAGTATTCCCTGATAGTGTGGAGTGGGGAAGAACTAGAGTAATGGAAGACTTTGACATTGCCCTACAACTATTAAGAGAAGGTAAAGCAAATAAGGTAAGCTATTACTACGCTCAAGGGCAAAAATCATCAAACGCAGAAGGAGGCTGTAGTGAGTGGCGCACAATTGACGTCCACAATGAAGGGGCGCAAAGACTACACGACCTTCACCCTGATCATGTTAAACTTGTGGAAAAACAAACTAAAACTGCTTGGGGCGGTTTACCCCGTAAAGATGTGAGAATTAGTTGGAAAAAAGCATATAAGGACGGAATAAATGAAAGTTCTTAATGTAAGGAACGCACATGATGCTCTTTTACGGGGTCTTGATTTTTTATATACAAATGGAGTAAAAGCAGAGAGCCGAAATGGAGTAGTTTTTCAGGCTCCTACGCCGGTAACTACCGTCTACAGTAAGCCGAAAGAGAGGGTTTTATTTTGGAAAGAGCGTAACGCAAACCCGTTCTTTCATTTTATGGAAGCCTTGTGGATGATAAAGGGAGGGTATGACCTCGAATTTGTTTATCAATATAACAAAAGAATGAAAGAATTCAGCGATGACGGCCAAACCTTGCACGGTGCTTATGGTTGGAGATGGCGGTCTTGGTTTTTTCGTGATCAAATACCAATCATAATTAAAAGACTAAAAGAGAATCCAGAAGATAGAAGATCTGTATTACAAATGTGGGATCCTGTTGAAGATTTAGATAGAGACGGTGCTGATGTCCCTTGTAATACTTGTGTCTATTTCAAGATAGACCTAGAGGGAAAATTACAAATGACTGTTTGTAATAGATCCAATGACATAATTTGGGGGGCTTACGGAGCAAACGTAGTGCATATGTCTATGCTACAGGAATATATGGCTACGGCTATTGGTGTATCTGTGGGTAAGTATTATCAAATCAGCGATAACTATCATGCTTATAATGTGGTGTTTGAACCATTGCTTAATAAATTTATAGAACAAGACGCAATGGACTTTTTTACACAAAAAAGATTTCTTGCTTTAAACCCCTATACAGCAGAAATGGTAAAACCGTACCCTATAGTCAATACAGATATACAAATATGGGACTTGGATCTATTGGGATTCTTCGATAGAAAACCATTTGACCATACTATATATGAAGACCCTTTCTTTACACACGTTGCCGCACCGATACAAAATTCTTGGTGGTTATATAAATCAGGGCAGATTGAAGAAGCAATGATTGAAATACAAGAATGTAAAGCAGATGATTGGCGTAAGGCTTGTTGGGAATGGTTGGGTAGAAAATCTAACTAAGGAAATATTTATGATTAAACAATGGTCGTACAGTAGATTAAGTTGTTTTGAAAAATGTCCTAAACAGGCTGAATTTAAATTTATTAAGAAAATAAAAGAGCCTCCTAGCCCAGCAATGGACAGAGGCAAAAATATCCACAAACTTTGCGAAGAATTTATACGGGGTCAAATAGAAGAAATCCCTGCACAATTACAGGATTTTGAAGACGCTTTTATCCTATTAAAAGAAATGTATCTACACGGTCATGTAATATGCGAAAGTGATTGGGCTATCACTAAAGATTGGGAGAAAACAGGTTGGTTTGAAGATGATACATGGGGGAGAGCTAAAGTAGATGCCTTTGTATATGAAGAAGGCGTAAGTAAGGAAGCCCGCGTCATAGATTTTAAGACAGGTAGGTACGACGGTAATCAAGAAGTACATAGAGAACAATGCGAGCTTTATGGAGCTATTGCTCTTAAACGCTACCCAGAATTAGAACAGATTACTACAGAGATGTGGTACTTAGACCACGGTAAGATAGACCGTTATATCTACACCCCGGAAAGTATTAAAGCTAGACAAGAAAGAATTAATCTTAGAGCAATAGCGATGACTACTGCAGAAGAATTTCCGGCTAACCCGTCTAAGTTTAAATGTAAATGGTGTTATTTTGGCAAACAAAATATGTGCCGAGAAGCAGAAATTTAAAGAAATGTCTCAAGATGTTTTTGAATTTATGCTCCCCGAAAAAAATTGGGAAGCCCCCTTCACTTTCCCCGATCTGACGGGTCAAAAAGAAATCGCTATCGACCTTGAGACTAAGGATCCTTGGCTCAAGACTCATGGTCCAGGCTGGGCATTTAAAGACAGAGGGGAAATTATAGGTGTCGCTATAGCAACCGAAGATTGGAAAGGCTATTACCCTATCGCTCACCATAATGGCGCTAATTTAGATAAGGGCGTAGTTTTTAGATGGCTCCAAAAACAATTAGACGCACCTAACGATAAAATTTTCCATAACGCTCAGTACGATGTCGGATGGCTATTAAATGAAGGGTGTAAAATTAACGGTAACATACATGACACCATGATTGCCGCGCCACTACTCAATGAAAATGAATACAGCTACTCGCTCAATAGTCTAGGTAAACAGTATTTAAATGAAGAAAAAGATGAAACTCTTCTCAAAGAAGTAGCCACCCTATACGGTCTAGACCCCAAGGCCGACATGTGGAGATTATCTCCTGAGTATGTAGGACCATATGCAGAACAAGATGCTGATTTGACTTATAGACTTTGGCAAATTCTAAAGGAAGGTATTTCAAAAGAAGATATAACCGACATTTATAATCTAGAAAATTCTCTTATTCCTGTACTCATAAAAATGCGGAGCAAGGGAGTTTTAATAGACGTGGACAGGGCGCAACAAGTCAAGAAAAAACTTCATGCAGAAGAAAGAAAAATCTTAAAAGAAGTGAAAAGATGGTACGGCATTGAGCCAGATCTTTGGGCGGCACAGTCTTTGTCACAAGTTTTTGATAGAGCCGGTTTAGATTATCCAAGAACCCCTAAGACTAAGGCTCCTAGTTTTGTGGCAGACTGGTTAGAAAGCCATGACCATAAACTGCCTCTAGCTATAGCAAAAGCCAGAAAATTCAACAAGGCTCGTACTACCTTTGTCGATAAAATGATACTAGAACATTTAGTAGACGGCAGAATACATGGAGAATTGCATCCTTTAAGATCAGATAACGGAGGCACAGTAACTGGAAGATTTAGTTGCAGTAACCCAAACTTACAACAAGTACCAGCGCGAGACCCGGTAATTGGTGGGTTAATTAGAAGTCTCTTTATACCAGAAGAAGGTCATCATTGGGGCTGTTTTGATTATTCCCAGCAAGAGCCTCGTCTAACTGTGCACTACGCCGTACTCACACAACAAGAAGGCGCAGAAGAAGCCGCGATAGAGTATAGAGATGACGACGCAGATTTCCACCAAATCGTAGCTGATATGGCCAATATCAGTCGTAAGGAAGCTAAGACAATTAATCTAGGACTTAGCTACGGTATGGGTAAAGAAAAACTTACCCAGCAGCTAGGGATTAGTACAGAAGAGGCTGAACTGCTTTTTGAACAATATCATAAAAGAGTTCCCTTTATCCGTGGTCTAAGAGATTCTGCCTCTCGTCTGGGGGCTAATAGAGGTTTTGTTAAAACAATTTTAGGTCGTAAGTGTAGGTTTAATTTATACGAACCGTTCGACCGTAGAGAAATACCCTACCCTCTTGAAAGAGCCATGGAAGAATATGGCGGTCGGCTAAAACGAGCTTATACCTATAAAGCAATGAATAGATTAATACAAGGCTCAGCGGCAGACATGACTAAGAAAGCTATGCTAGAACTACATAGTGAAGGCATGAATGCCCATACACAAGTTCATGATGAATTGAATATCTCTATTAAAGACAAGAAAGAATGCGAAAAAGTGATTGAAATAATGAGAGATTGCGTAAAGCTAAAAGTTCCCAATAAAGTAGACGCCGAAATAGGTCCAAATTGGGGGAAAGTTATATCGCACATGGAGTATTTTAATGAGAATCACTGAGCTCAAAAAGGTGTACTTTAAAATATACATGACATACACCAATAGCTATGCCACACTTGAAGAAGTAGGTAGAAAGTACAATATCTCTAAGCAGCGGGTTTGGCAGATTGTGAGATACAGTAAGTTAGGAAACGGTGACTATTACAAAGGACTAAAATCCTACAATGAAACACGTAAAAGCTATGAAAAAGAATATAGGGAGGCTGACATTAAAACGATAAACGCCCTCATGAGGGATTGGCTAAAACTTAAAAACATAAGGTTGATAAAAACAAAATAATGGGAAAAATTAATTCAAGAAGTAAAGGGGCTGCGTTTGAAAGAGAAGTAGCAAAACACATCAATGATTTTTTTGAAGAAATTGACTTTGACTACAAGGTCAAAAGAAACCTAGAGCAATACCAAGAAAAAGATCTAGGTGATTTAGAAATACCCCATCACAGCATAGAATGTAAACGCTATGCTAAAGGAAATTGGTATAAGGAAGATTGGTGGCAACAAGTGTGTGAATCTTCTGGCCCAAATAAGATTCCTGTCTTAATATGGAAGTATAATCGCCAACCAATCAGGGTTTGTATGCCTTTGTGGGCTATAGACTATAACGACACCCGAACAGACTTGAGTTATTGTAAGGGAGATAACACTATAACCATGGTTATGACTCTAGATAATTGGTTACATCATGTGCTTGCCTATAATCTTTAAGATTATCCTATACGTTGTTATAGTTAGTTACTTATAATAAATAGGTACTTATAAAAGAAAGGAGAAAAACTATGGCACATGCTGTAGAAACAATGGCTTATGCTGGGGAAGTTCCTTGGCATGGGTTGGGTGTACAGGTTAAAGATAACCTTACACCACAAGAAATGCTGGTTGCTGCTGAACTTGATTGGACAGTGAGTAAAAGGCATTTATTTACACACGCCGAACCGGACATAGATGACTCTGATGACCTCATAGGTGTAGAAGGGTATTCTGTATTAGTCCGCGACAGCGATAACAAAACCTTTGGTCCATGTGGCCCAAGGTTTATACCTAGCCAAAACGCCGACGCCTTTGGATTCTTTAAGAAGTTTACCGAAGCAGGACACATGAAAATGGAGACTGCGGGATCCTTAAAAGGTGGAGAACAGGTCTGGGGACTAGCCAACATCAGTGAGGATTTTACACTCCCTGGAGATGACCGAGTCCTCGGTTATTTATTAGTGAGTATATCGCATATGTGGGGTAAGTCCAACGAGATTAGGTTTACGCCTATTCGTGTGGTTTGTAACAATACCTTGACTATGGCTCTGTCTAATAAGTCATCTGGTGGATTTAGAATGCCGCATGTACGGGCGCTAGATACTGAGGTATATATGGCTGCTGAAGAAGCTCTCGGGTTGGCTAGTGATAGAATGAGCGAGTTTAAAGAAGCCGCTGAGTTTTTGAGCTCGAAGAAGTTTGACAAAACTTCTGTCGTCACTTATATAGCTGACCTATTTCAACCTGAACTATTAGTAGCGCAGGAAGAAATAGAAAAGATGAGCGATACGCGAATGATAGCCACTCGTCAGTCAATGGTAGATGAGTTTAAGCGTATACCTAGTATGGTCCATCAAGCGGTAGAAGAGCAACCCGGAGCGAACCTTAAATCGTCTAAAGGTACGTGGTGGGGAGCTATGAATGCTGTTACCTTTGTGGTTGATCATAAGTGGGGTCATGACCGGGACGCATCGTTACACAATGCGTGGTTCGGGGGTCGTGCTTCACTTAAGAAAAAGGCAATGACTCAAGCTATTGAATACGCAAAAGCAGCATAAAATAGATTAGTAGTAGGTCAGTTAGAGTGCGCAACCACCGCTCTAACTGACCGAACCTAAATAAAGGAGAAAAAAGAATGAGTTACGAGTTTATTACTTTTGTGAACAATACTCCTGACGGCATAGACTGGAGAAGAATAGTAATTACTTCAGAATTTGAAATTAAGGATCTAAAGGGCGGGTCTGCCCACATGGGAAATCCAAAAGAGTATGCCTGTCCTCATTGGCTTTCTCTTAAAAAGGCTACGGAAATTTGGAAGTTACATACAGGTAAAACAAAAGAATTTAAAACCAAAGAAGAAGCTAGATCGATTTTTTGGGAGTACTTTAGAAAAAAGGCAGTAAAACCTACTCGTAAGGATTATTCTTCATATAGCCTTGGTGAACCTTCTGTAAAAGTATCCAAGCCACAAAAAGTATCCAAGCCACGAAATAAAATGCATCTCAATGGAACTGAAAAGATAGGCTACACAGGAAAGCAACCTAGATCGAAAAAGAATCTTAATAGATTGCGAAAATTCTACACTGGAAATCTATCAGTCTCTACAATCTGCCAAGACCCCCAGATTTCAATGGCAGATATTAAATACGATATACGTCAAGGGTATGCTAAAATTGTGGGCTAATTACAGCCCTTCTTAGCATACTTCTTATAACCCGGTAGCCTAGTATCAAGTTACTAAGAAAAATTAGTGGACCTTAAATGGAAACTCCTCCAACGCCACCCTATCTAGTTAAAAACTTTCTATTAACTATAAAAGCGGAGTGGATGCTAAATAAAATGACTCTAGAATTTACGAAAGATGCTATGGAGAGTCTACAAGAATTTCAGGTAAGTATGGGTCAAGCAGACATAAAGAATCACCTTCAGGACTATGTCACTAACCACGGTCATGATATATATTCTGTCCCTTTATTTACTGATGAGTTTTGCACTACTATGTTAGATGAAATAGAAAACATGAAGGCTCACTTTGGTTTCAATCCCAACGAAAACGAAGATCAGTTAAGACAGATACCTGAAATAATATTGCACGAAAAATGCCCCGAACTATTCAACTCAATGCTTGGGGTAGTTCTTAATGTCATGAACCCTATCTTTATGTCCGTGTGGCAAAGATATTCTCATGCTGCTAGCACTATACAAATTGCGAACTATAACATAAGGGATAAGAAACAAGGTGCCTGGCACCACGACCAAACCGCAGATATAAGTATGGTTGTTCCTTTAAATACAGGTAGTTACGAAGGTGGAGGAACTGAGTTTCATGGTCGTACGATTGTGGAACCGCTACCGAATGGTCATGCTTTATTTTTCCCGAGCTTTACGCACATGCACCGTGGCCTACCGGTGAAGGGAAATAAAGACCGATACTTGTTAGTATTTTGGTTGTATGGAGGATCAGCTGAAAATTAACAAAATAACCATCTTCCTTTACTCTAAGGTAAAGGTATAATACCCTAGCTATACCTAAATAAAGTAATAGCTGGAGAAAAAAATGGCTCAATTAAAAGTGGACAAACATATCCCCATACCCAAGAAAGGAAAAAGAGCGTTTTGGTCAAAGTTTGCAGAGGTGGTCCTCTCTATGGAGGTGGGGGATTCTGTTTTGACGGCTAATAAACATGACGCCGCAGCTTTGCGTAATTGTATTACGCGTCACCTCGGGAAAAAGTCCCTTCAAAGACAAGAAGGTCGCCAAGGAGAAGGGGGTATTAGAGTGTGGGTTTCTGATGAGAATGTTTAAATCCAGGAGTTAAAGTAATGAAAGTATCTTCAATTGAAGAAGGGTATCCTATTCCCCCTTCTGTTCCTCGCAATAATAAATACAACTTACATTTAATGGAAGTTGGTCAGTGTTTTACTGTAGAAGAATGGGACTCTACAGGTATACAGCGTATAAGAGTTGCGGTTAGTAACTACGCTAAAAGGAATAACAAGAAATTTGTCACTCGTAAGATAATAGAAGAAAACGGAGACTGGAAACTTCGAGTTTGGAGGAAGGCGTGAGTAAGAAAAAACTCACCCCCAAGCAAGAAAAGTTTGCTCAGAATGTAGCCAAAGGTATGAGAAAAGTAGATGCAGCAAAAGCTGCCGGGTACAGTAAGAAAAATGCTGCGCGTGCTGGAACCGTTCTCACTGGCAAAACTAACCCAAACGTACAGAATCGTATTCAAGAATTACAAACTCGTGCCGCCGATAAAGTAAACCTCACTCTAGGCACTCATCTAGTAGACCTAAAAGACATACGAGATGGGGCTGTGCGTAATGGGGCTTGGTCGGCGGCGGTAAGTGCAGAAGTTGCACGTGGAAAAGCTGCAGGACTCTATGTGAATCGTAGTGAATTGACCGTGAACCGTGTTGACACTATGTCCAAGGATGAAGTTCTCACAAGGATGAAGGAACTTTACTACGAAACAGGAGGTATCCTACCTGCAGGAAAAATTATAGAGGGAGAATATGAAGAACATTGAATTCAAATACAATAATAACCACACCTACAAAATAAATTTTCTTGTATGGTATGAGTTAAATTCCAAAGAAAAACAAGCATTCGGAGAAGAACCCTACTCCAAAGAAGAAGCCAGAAAAGTATTTGACGATATATACGAACCTAAGTTGGCTCATACAATCAGGCTGAATAAACAAGGAATATTAGAGGATGTTTTGATTGAGGAGTAAAGAAGAACCGCAAGAGTCCTAGCGATTGAAAACCATCAAAGGTAAAGTTAAGCCCCTAGTAAATAAGGTTTAGGAGAAAACTATGCCAAATCACTGTTTTAATCAAATAATTATTGAATCTTCGTTAGACGATGTGGAAAATATTCTAGATTTTCTTCGTAACGAAAATACAAATACTATGTTTGATTTCAATAAGTTAGTACCCATGCCCCAACCATTAGAGGATTTACAGTACGTGGAAATAGAAGGAGAGCGTTGCTACTACTCTCTTGAAAAGTGGGGTAAAGAATTAAACGGAGCCGAGAACCATATTCTTTCATTCCCTGGTCGGGAGTGGCTGATGAAGAATAAGACTGACTCTTTCACTATCCTACGTTTAGAAAGAGAACACGGTACGGCCAGCTGGTATGAGTGGTGTTGTGCTCATTGGGGGACTAAATGGAATGCTTATGATGTAGAGTATAAAATTGGACCTCTCCCCGGCCCCACTACTATAAAAAACGGTAAGCAACTTACCTATAACCTCAAGACCGCTTGGTCAGAGCCTAGACCTATCATTCGTGCGTTGATGGGTCATTTATCTGGTCCTGGGTTTCATCGTGAGTTAGAAATGCGGTGGCGCTTTCACGAAGAAGCAGATAACTTTAGTGGTGAGCTAAGTTTAGACAACTATGAGGAGACCGAGGATCCCCCTATAATTCACTAGGATTACCTAGAATAATTGGATCAATTATTTACTTTACTTTACCCGCACGTTATTATTAACTGGTACGGTTAAGTAATTATCGAAGATAAGAAAGGAGAAAAGGTATGGCAAAAGCAAATAAAGTGAGGAGTATAGGCTCCTCTAAAAAGGCTAAGAGCACTGTTAGCAAAAAGGAATCCGCAAAACAGGCTCCTTCGGCTAAACGCCCTTTGGCAAAAATTGCTAAAGAAGCAGCCGAGAAAGTCGTAAGTGCTCGGGGTTTGGATCTTGACGCTATTTTAAAGAATAATGCAGATAAAATAGCTCGAGCAACCCATAACCAAGAGCGGCATGAAGACATGGATGGGCTAACCGTGAGAGATGCGCTGGCTTCCCGTAGGGTGGATGCTCGCGATATTCGCTACGATCTCGCGAAGGGCTTTATGACTTTAACGTCATAATTTTGGGGGGTGTGGTCAGT